ATGTCCAAAGCTTTAGCATATGCACCAGCTGTTAATACAGCTAAAACAAAGTTGCCCAGTACTGAATCAGATCCTTTCTATGGCTCAATTTCAAAGCATAAATATGCTGAATTCTCACTTTGTGATAAAGATGGTAACCCAGTAGCCTCACCAGTAATTCGTGCTTTGTTGACTGACGGTGATAAAAGTATTGAGAGCCAATGGCAAACTCCATTTGAAAATAGCAATCCAGAACTAAAGATGCCAATGTTGATGGCTAACTTGCAAACTGGGCAAATGCTTCAAGCTGCAGCAACGTTAGGTGAGAATTCACCATTCATTTCAGCATTAAGTGATATGGCATCAGGACCTTTAGCAACGGCTGAAAATGCACTTAAGAGCGTTGAAGGGCGAACAAATTTAACTAAAGTGAATACAACTCAAGTATTCCTATCTACATCATCAGTACGTCTTAATTTATCAATCTTTTTCTTGGCCTTTAGTGATGCAAAATCCGAAGTTGAAGACAAGATCATGCAGTTGGAGGCTTGGAGCGTACCAGTATCATTATCGTCTGATTCTACGCTGCAAAATGTCGTTAATGATTCAAATACAACCTTAGAAGGCTTGTTTTCAGGGGTTATCCCACCTTTCGTATCTCTCACTACTCATGGCAAAACTTATAAACCCTTTATTCTTGAAAGTGTTTCAGCACCAATAGTCGCGCCAATTGATGAAAAAGGTAACCGGTTAAGTTTAGCTGTCAATATTAGTTTAATGAGTCGAACTGCATGGGACTCAAAGGATATTTACTCATTATATGGAGGCAACTAATGATTACTTTTGATCCTGTGTACGTTGGTGAAAATACCTACCAAATGCAAGAGCTTAGTTTTGAGCAATGTCTCAAAATATCTATCATTGCTCCAAATTTTAATGAAAAAAGACTTTCAGCTTTTCTGAAATCAGCATTAGACAATGTGGATCCTTTACTTTTATCAATTCAGGAACGGTATTTATTGCTGCTTAAATATCTTGAAAAACAAAGTAATACTATGTTGGAGGTGAACACTGACTGGGCTAAAGTTTTCCTTCAATCAGAAAATAATTGGAAAACTGAAACTACTCAAAATGGAATTACAGTTAGACAGCTTATTGGAATGGAAGTGGAGTTCTTAGAGGCAAATTGTAAGAACGTCGCTGAATGGATTGCCTGCATGATGGCTTTTCAGTTGAGTTATTCTAATCATGAACACTTAGCTTTATTGCCGGATAGAACAAACCCTCAATTATTTGAAGAACAATTTAAGCAGCGGCTAGATTTCATTAAGAAAATGCCAGCTAGTGATTTTGATTTGTGCTATCAAGACTTTAATAATTTAAACAATGAGTTATTTACTCATTTACGGTTAAGCGTTGATAACCACGGTATTTTAGTGGAAAGAGGTGCAGATGACGCGCCTGCACGATTTCGCACCGCTTCCGTCTTTACAGGAATCATCAAAGAGTTGGACCGATCTTTTGCTTGATACTGCAAGTAGTATTTCTGAAAACTGCCCAATGCCTTTATCAGATGCTTTAAAAATGCCTTTGAGTTTTGAAAGTACTTACTTCAATTCATCAGCATGGGAAAACCGCAAGAAGTATTTAGAAAACGAAATTGAACGTCACAACGTATTCTTAAAATTAGGTCAAGAAGTCATTAAGGGATTAAATGCCCTAGCAAGTAGAGGCAGATAGTTTGCACATAGAAAAGTCTGAATAATTCGGGCTTTTTTTTCGTGCTTTGTGTTTGGAACCTTACTCCAATTAGAACAACAACACTTGCAAAAATAACCACAAATGAAACGTGGGGAATAGGTCATGTCTGATCATCAGGCAATTGAAGTCACTGTCACAACTTTTGCTAATAAAACTACTTTCTGGAGTGGTTTAGCAAGTGCTTTTGGTTCTTTAACTTCAATTAATTGGTTGAGCTATACAGGTGCAATTGTGGCTGTTGTTGGCCTATTCATTAGTTTCATTTTTCAGTGGAGACGTGATCGCAGAGAACGTAAAGAAAGTGAATTACGTGAAAAAGAAAGCGAGTTACGAATCAAAGTCTTAGAGCAAGATAGTTTACGAAAAAGGAAAGATGAATGAAGTTTATTGAAAATAATGCTTGGCAGTACCTTTCTGTCAAGCTACCGACAATTGGTGCATTCATCATGCTAATTTTGTTGCCAGCACTTCAATGGGGTGTTGATTATGAGGTTATCCCTGAAAAGTATCATGCATTTGTAACTGGTACTTTAATGCTTGGTCTTTCATGGATCGGTAAGAAAATTTCTCAGCCGCGACTTAATGGCCCTCAACTAACAGGCCAGTTAGTAGGAATCAACACTTTAATGAATATTCCTACACCGACAAAGCTTGATGAATTAGCTTGGATAGCTGAAGCAAAAAAACATATTGGTCTGCAAGAAATACCAGGTAAACAGCACAATCCAACTATTTTGAAATGGTTAAAAGAGCTTAAAGCTTGGTGGGCGGATGATGAAACTGCGTGGTGTGGAACTTTTGTTGCTCATTGCTTGAAAGCAGCAGGAATTGCTTATCCTAAGCATTGGTACCGTGCATTGGATTACGTGAATTACGGCGCAAAACTAACAAAACCTGCTTATGGTTGTGTTGCTATTAAAACCCGTAAAGGTGGAGGCCATGTTTGTTTTGTCGTAGGACGTGATAAGACCACTGGAAAACTTGTTTGTCTTGGTGGTAATCAATCAAATAAAGTGTGTTACGCACTCTATAGTGATTCAGATTTCCAAGAGTTCCGTTGGTATGGACGTACTCCTCAACCAGCAAGTAAGCGTTATACATTGCCACAATTAAAAGGCGTAACAGCTACTAGGGTTTTGGAAGCCTAATGAAGTTACTGTTACTGAGCTTTCTTTTATGTGGCTGTACGGCCCATACAATAAATAGCAACGTAAACGTATCTATTTGCGTTAAAGCACTTTAAAAAAAGCCCTGAATATTCAGGGCTTTTTTATTAATTATTTATTTCTGCATCGTAGACTGTTTTTAAAGAGGCTTTTAGAGCTTCATCATTTATACTATCAATGAATTTCCTCATTTTGAGTGTAGGTATTCGTTTAAAAGCCATTTGACGAGGGCTAATCATTTTTTGTAAGGTCAATTGAGTCAAGAACTTTAGCTTCAAGATCTTTATATATTTCACTTAGCTTTTTTATTAACTCAAATATATTATTAAAAGTATAAGATATATCTTCTTTCTCAAATTGTATAGGAAGATAGATATGCGTATTTAAAAGACCGACCTCTTCAGCATTTTTTTCACTTGGAAGTATATACTTTGGGAATGACCCCTTATTCAACATAAGTATACGCTCGGCATTACCCATTTCGCTATTAAATTTATCATAATATCGAATATATGATTTTTGAATGCGATTAAAGTTATCTACTAAATATACAAGATGGTTCTGGTATTTTGCATAAACAACAAATATTTCATTTTGACTTTTATTAAGTCTATCAAGCATTTTAACATTCAGTTGTTTGCTATAAAACTCATCTCTTAAATCATTTGCTTTAAATGAATAATATTTTTCATAAAGTATTTTATAGTCTTTCACATTTTTCAAATTTTCTAGTATTTCTTCCATTTTATGAAGTTCGTCATAACTTTGGGCTAATAAATAACTAATTTCATTTACATGTTGTTTTTTTAAATCAAAAGAGGCTTGAAGTCTCCAATCATTGAATAAATATGTTGCTACAAAAGCAGCAAAGAATGCACCACATGCCCCAAGTATAGAGCCAAAAGCAGAAATATTATCTGCTGAAGCACTTAATACACTCTTCATTGTACAATATGTAAGAAGTGCAAGTGCATAAGCAACTACGCCCCATAATAAAACTGCTGATAAAGTTACTTTCCTATGTTTCATTAATCACCAACTGTTCCTAAAATAGAAATCATCTGTAGACCCGTCATCCGAGCCTTACTAATAATCTCGACGAGTTCATCATAAGTTAAATTTAAAAAATCTTCTTTTTAATTAGTTTATTAATGTATTCCAGTGATTGGTATTTTGGTAGGAAGATAAAACTATTCTAAATCTTCATCCGTTACGTAAATATAAGGTACAAAATAAGGAACCTCATTTATATACATAAAGAAACCATTAGCTATATTTTTCTCATTTTGTAACCTTTCAATTATGCTTTCACTACTTTGGGTAGGAGTAGATAGGATATCCGCCATTCCTTTATAATTTTCAGGGTTATATAAATAGACTAATCCATTAGTATCTTGATAAAGCTGCTCTAGTCCAGAAATATTACCAAGACGCTTAATCAATAATTCTTTACTTGAAATTTGTTCTTTACATTCTGAATATACTTTTTTAATAAATTCTTGTTTCAAGCAAAATTGTTTGCTTGGGTCATCTTTATGTTTCCATCTTCTAACACCTTTTACTCTTAATCCATCTACAATTAGTCCAATATCAGAATATTGGCTTATATCAAATACCTCGACCTTTCTTGTACTACATAGGGAAATTAATCTTGATGTAAATTCAAATAAAGAATCCTCCTTGAAATGCAGACCAATCGTTGTGCATTCATCCGTTATCTCATTAGAATGTAGTCTGTCTTTTAAGCCTTCTCTAAATAAAATTAACCCCTGATTTAAAACACAAATCATATTAGGCCATACAGAAGCAGGGTTCTTAGAGCACCATTCTCTTAGGTTTTCTTCGAGGGAATCAAGACTATTACCTCCAAGATCATACGCAAAGATCACCCCAAAAGGCGGTGTATTGCCATATGTGACTGTGGAAGTTGGCCCTAGTTTTTTAGAAATAAAAGAAGGTGAATGTATTTGTTTTAAAGATTTGATATTTTCTAAGCCTTCATTAAGTTTTTGTTTACTTAACTTTGATTTTATTTCAATAATTCCGTAAATAGTTTCAATTGGATAGATCTGAATACTATCTGATGCTTGAAATATAATACTCTTGTTGTTGTCATAGACAATTAAATCTGTTTGCTTTGAAGTTTGGCTATATGAACTAATGATTTCTCCATTTCCTAATTTATATTGTTTAGGAAGTTTGCCATTTTCTAAAAAATTTTTTAAAGCATCTTCTCTATAATCACCTTTAACACCATGATGATTAAATTCAGCAGAAATATAAAATTCAGCCATCATTTTTTGACTTATCAAATTGAAGATTTTTTTGATTTCCATAGATTTTCTCGATATTGCTGGGATAGAGAATAGAGTTTTTAAAATTTTAAGTAATTCTTTAATATTAAATTAGTTATTAATAGTCAACAGTTCGTCCCACAAAAAAGGATTTCTGCTTAATTTATCCCGCGACATAGACCAGTTCCGTCCTGGTACATAACACGTACTTATACCGAGTTTTTTCTTTCCAAATTTGTTGTGAACGTTATCCAGTGCTTTCATCAATTGTTCTTTTTTTTCTATAGCTTCAAAATCCGTGAGAAGGTCATAAGTGTGTCCAACTTTTGGTTCTAGCCCAGTTAGTATGACCCCACATTTTTTATACTTAATACCTTCTTTAAAAATGTGAGATACCATCTTTGTTGCAGCTTTTACGAAATCTAATGCACAATCTGTTGGCTGTGAAAATGAGCCGGTTATTGACTTGTTATAGAAAGGTACATTTTCATCAAAAGGACTAGATTGAACAAAAACAATTAGACAGCCGCATAATGACTCATCATCTCTCAATCTCTTACAAGCTTCTTGAGCATGCATCGCTATCGCTTCTTGAAGGTCAATAAGTTCGGTAACTTTTGCACCAAAAGAACATGACTTAATAATTTGCTTTTTAGAGGGTGGGGTGTCTTCAATTTCAAGGCAAGAGATGCCTTGCAGCTCATTAATAGTACGAGCCATCACAATAGAAAATCTTCTTTGCATCTCTCTGGGTTCACTACATGCGAGATCTAATACAGTGTTAATTTCCATTGATTGAAGCTTTTTAGCATGCTTACGGCCAACTCCCCAAACCTCAGAAACATCTATCTGCGCGAAGAAATATTCTTTGTTGCACGGATCCATGTTTACTAAATCGCAAACGCCATTAAACGATTGATTTTTCTTAGCTATATGGTTAGCAATCTTCGATTCTGTTTTGCTTCTACCGATTCCAACGCACACAGGTAATCCAAGCCATTTCCATATTTTTAAGCGCATATCTTGAGCGACCTTTTCTAGGTCAAAATTTTTTTCATAAGCTGAAAAATCAACAAAACACTCATCTATTGAATATTTCTCAACATCTTCATCAGTTACATACGATGCAAGAATTTTATGAAATCTGCGCGACATTTCAGCGTAAAGTTCATAATTACTAGAGAGAACAATTACATTGTGTTTTTTTACTATGTCTCTGATCTGGAATAATGGCACCCCCATTTTTATATTTAAATTTTTTGCTTCATTGCTGCGCGCAACGGCACATCCATCGTTATTTGACAAAACGATGACTGGTTTATTGTTTAAACTTGGATTAAAGACTCGTTCACATGAGACGTACATGTTATTTACATCTATGAGAAAAAAGACTTTATCTTCATGTCTCATGATTTTTTTCTTGTATTTTTTAGAATATAAGTAACTACACCCCAAATTATTAGTTCTTGCCCGTCATGAAGATGAATATCATCATAATCTGGGTTTTCAGCTTTTAACCAACGCTCATTTTCATCAATCATTAAGCGTTTAACAGTAAAATCATTATCTATAAGTGCAACAACAATATCGTTGTGTTTAGCATCAAGACTACGATCAACAATCAACTCATCATCAATATCAATGCCAGCGTTAAGCATCGAAAGTGATGCCACTCTAACAATAAATGTTGCTTCTTCATTTTTAATTAGGTGCTCATTCATGTCGAGAGTTCGATCAACATAATCTTGAGCAGGAGAGGGAAAACCAGCTGAAACTTTTTCTATAGCTAAAGGTATTGAAAAAAAAGTAGTAGGTGAAACTAATTTTATGGATTCAACCTCACTCAATACCTTGCCAGCATTGAGATGTGGTTTAATTTCGATAATGGAATTGGGGATAATGCTCAT